AAGAAGATGATCCTTGTGTCTAACGGCACAGATATTGTCGAAGCTGTGAACTATGCAGGTACAATCTCGGGCGGTAGCTTGACGCTTACGGGTAACTTGTCTGTAGGGGGTACGTCAGGATTCACTGGCGTAGCTACGTTCACTGCCCAGCCTATTATGAGTTCCCTGACTGCTTCACAGGCCGTGTTCACTGACGGTTCTAAAGGCTTAGTTAGTAATGCCATCACGGGTACGGGCAATGTGGTGATGTCAAACTCGCCTACGCTCGTCACCCCTGCACTGGGGACGCCTGCTTCGGGTGTGGTGACTAATTTGACCGGCACAGCGTCTATCAATATTAACGGCACTGTAGGTGCAACGACACCCACCACCGGCGCATTTACGACCTTGAGCGCATCAAGCTCAGTCACTTTCTCCGGCGGCACCGCCAACGGCGTGGTCTACCTTAACGGCTCAAAAGTTGCCACCAGCGGAAGTGCGTTGGTTTTTGACGGAACTAATCTCGGTCTGGGCGTGACGCCGAGCGCTTGGGGATCTCAGTTTAAGGCTCTAGAAGGAGGCGATGCAGATAACCAATCAGCGGTTACATTCCAGACAAACACAAATGCTATAAATCTACACACAAATAGCTATTACAATGTTGGGTATAAATACAAGTTTACTGGTACGGCAGGGCAATATGTAGTAGACGGAAACACTCATTCTTGGTTCAACGCACCCTCCGGCACCGCAGGTAATCCCATCACCTTCACCCAAGCGATGATCTTGGATGCGAGTGGGAATTTGTTGATTGGGCTGACGAGCCAAATTGGAGCTGGAAAAACTTGTATAGCGATGACGGGCGGCACGAATCATGGAATCACCATTCAAAATGTTAATACAACATATGGTGGAAATTTTATATATTTTGTAAATTCTGCAGGTGGTGCAAACGGTAGTATCAGCCAAACTAATGCTACAACTGTAGCATTCAACATTACCTCCGACCAGCGTCTAAAGACCAACATCGTCAATGCGCCAGATGCTTCTCTGCTTATTGATTCGATCAAAGTGCGGTCGTTTGATTGGTTGATTGATGGATCTCATCAGCGTTATGGTATGGTCGCTCAAGAACTTCTTGAAGTCGCGCCAGAAGCCGTCTGTGTACCCACTGACGAAGATGAAATGATGGGTGTCGATTATTCCAAACTCGTCCCCATACTTGTTAAAGAAATTCAATCCTTACGTGCTCGCGTAGCTAACTTGGAGAAACTGTAATGTCTATTACCCCCGTATGGTCGATTTCACAACTTGATTGCAAACCTGATGTTGAAGGCAAACTGGATTATGTTGTCGTGGCGCACTGGCAGTGCACTGCCGAGGACGCTCCCTATTCAGGTCGTGTCTATTCGACTTCATCATTTCCAGTCGATCCAACAAAGCCGGATTACACCCCTTATGCCCAGCTGACCGAAGCTCAGGTATTGGGATGGATTTGGGCGTCAGGCGTCGATAAAGACGCTGCAGAAGCTGCGGTACTGCAGCAGATTGCCGATCAGAAAAATCCACCCATTGTCAGCCCTGCATTGCCTTGGGCGCAGGCGTGATATACTGAAGTCCCAAAAACCTGTAAGAGAAAAACTCATGATTCAGCTTGAAATGATTGCCGAACACGCCAAAGCCCTGATTGCACTTCTGGGTCAGCAGCCTACGCATAGCGGCGCATTTATTCTTTACAACGACCTGCTGAACCAGCTGGAAAGTCAGCTGAAACTGGAAGCCGAGGCTGAGGACAATGCTGAGTAACATCGGATCATATTTTCTTAATCGACTCAAAGAACCCTCCACATGGAGGGGTCTTGTCCTTGTCGCCACTGCGTTTGGTATGGTACTTGACCCTATGCAGTCTTATGCCATCGTATCTTTAGGGCTTGCCCTTGCGGGCGGCACTGCAGTGATTACACCGGACAAGTTGAAATAGTATGAAGACAAGCAAAGCGGGTGTCGCTTTAATTTGTTCGTGGGAAGGGTTTAGTGCTAAACCTTATCTTTGCAGTGCCAAAGTGCCTACGATTGGTTATGGCTCCACTCGCTATGCTGATGGTCGCGCAGTGACCATGGCTGATCCACTGATTACGCTGGATGAAGCCCAGAAATTATTTGCACACAACCTACCACAGTATGAAGATGCTGTTGAGAAAGCTGTAAAAGTTCCTTTGCAGCAACACGAATTTGATGCACTTGTGTCGCTTTGTTACAACATTGGCGGGAGTGCGTTCGCAAAAAGCACCTTAGTACAGCTCCTTAACAAGAATAAACGCAAAGAAGCCGCAGCGCAGTTTTTGCTGTGGAATAAAGCCGGGGGTGTTGTCATCAAGGGTCTCGTAAACCGCCGAGCTGCAGAAAAGAAAATGTTTGAGGGTGACTGATTATGCCACTGAAATCGCTGACGTACCGCCCTGGAGTATCCAAAGAAGCCACCAACCTGAGTAATGAGGGTGGGTGGTATGGAGCAGACAAGGTGCGGTTTCGGTCAGGGTTTCCGGAGAAACTTGGTGGGTGGTCGAGATTCAACATCAACACCTATGAGAATGTCGCCAGGACACTGTTCAACTGGACGAGCACTGCTGGAAACGACTATCTTGCCGTAGGCACAAACAAACGCATCTACGTTGAGTTTAACGGGGAGTTACACAACATCACTCCGTTCCGGGAAACACAGAACCTGGCGGCAAATCCCCTTACAACAGTCATCAGTCAGGCCGTAATCTATGTCACCACGGTAGCTGCTCACAGCATGGCCACCGGAGACTATGTTGTCATTTCAGGCGCCACCACAACTAACGGCATTCCAGATACTGAAATTAACACCGAGCATTCGGTAACAGTCACTAGCACTACGACCTTTTACTTTTCCACCACAACAACGGCAACCTCCAGTGGGTCTGGAGGTGGGTCTAGTGTCGTCCTCAACATTGAGGCTTCTGCAGGTTTACCGTTTGCCACCACAGGTCTCGGCTGGGGTATTGGTACATGGGGTCGTGGTACATGGGGGTCGGCATCGACTTCAGGTGGTGCAGTTGAAGAAATGGGGTATTGGTCGGCGGACAACTATGGGCAAGATCTGGTAATTGCTCCGCGCAATGGCGGTATCTACTACTGGGCGGTGAGCACGTCGACATCCGCCGCAGGAACCCCAAATGCAAGGGCGGTGTATCTCAACACTTTGACGGGGGCGTCCGATGTTCCGTCAGTAGTGACTGCAGTGTTTGTCAGTGAAGACAACCACATCGTGGCCATGTCGGCAAACGCAATCGGTCAAACAACGCCCGATCCCCTGCTTCTTCGTTGGAGCAGTATTGATAACCCTGCAGACTGGACACCGAAAGCCACCAATGACGCTGGAGGACAGCGACTGGCATTTGGTGACAAGCTTGTCACGGCAATCCCCACCCGCGAAGAAACACTGGTGTTTACGAACTCTGCGTTATATTCCATGAAATATACCGGAGCACCCTACACGTTCACCCTGACACCTGTTTCAACTAACGTCAGTATTGCGGGGCCGTTTGCCGCAGTGTCGGTTAACAACCAAGCCGTATGGTTTGGCCACGATAAGTTTTTTACCTACGCTGGCACAGTCGATACCTTGCCATGCAGCCTGAGACAATACATTTTCAGTGACTTTAACTATCAGCAGAAAGAGCAGGTCACCGGCGGCATCAATAGTGGGTACAACGAAATATGGTGGTTCTATTGTCCGGCTGGAGCAACCTACCCTACCCGATATGTCTGCTTCAATTACTTGGAGCGCATTTGGTATTACGGGCAAATGAGCCGCACCGCTTTTGTTGATGCACCCAACAGGGAGCATCCTGTGGCAGCCCAAGACGGATATCTGGTCTACCACGAGGACGGCCAAGACGATAACCTGACGGGGGATGCAGTTGCGTTCAGTGCGTACATCCAGTCAGCCGACTTCGATATTGAAGACGGATTTCAGTATTCGTTTATTAAGCGCCTCATCCCTGACCTGACCTTCACAGGTTCCAGTGCCACGTCACCCCAAGCAACGATGACGCTTTACGCCCGTGATTTCCCTGGAGGGGCTTACGATCAACAAACGGACGAACCCATCACCCGAAGTGCAACTACTCCAGTGGAGCAATTCACTAATCAGGTTTGGGTGCGTTTGCGCGGTCGTCAGGTTTCGTTCCGAATAAGCAGTGATCAGTTAGGTGTGGCGTGGCAGTTGGGCACGCCTAGAATCGACATTCAGCCCGATGGTAGACGATGAGTACCTTTGGTGTTGTTGCACCCACCCTGCAAAAAGCGCCGGTTGAGTACGATCAAAACGATCAAGACCAGTTGCGGCGGTTGCTGCGGCAATACTTTATCGCTATAGATAACCCAGGCCCGTTGTTTGCGACCCAGCTAACGCTTACTAATCTGCCAATTTCTCCGAACAGTCTTCCAGTGGGCACCGTTTGGGTTGAAAATGGGTACTTGCGTATCGTGACATCGTTTGACCCGGTAGGCACATCGTACATCAACACCACACTCAATTCAGTTTCAGTGACCATTACTTAGGAGGCCACGATGCATTACGCTGCCGCTAAACAACTTGCTGCAAAAGGACGCAACGGGGACTCCATGCTGTTGCACGTTGGCCCAGAAGAAATGCGTGGCATCGCTTCCCTGGGGCAAATGATTGGGCGACCACTTACCGTCAATCCTTCTACTGGTCTGCCGGAAGCATTTCGTTTGAAAGACCTTGGCATTCTCATTCCTCTCGTAGGGGGTATTGGTGGAGGCATGTTAGGTGGCCCGCTCGGGGCGGCTGCGGGAGCTGCTGCTGGTGAAGCCATCAACAGCGGACTTATTCAAAAAGACGAAGGCTGGAATATCCTCGGCAATTCACTTGGTGCAGGTGTTTTGGGTGGTATAGGTGGTGCTATGGCTGGTGCCGGCGCCCCTGTTGCAGAAGCAGCCACCCAAGCGGGAACTCAGGCGGCTACCCAAGCAGCGACGCAAGCTGGAACCCAAGCAGCGACGCAAGCTGGAACCCAGGCAGCAACCCAAGCAGGTACTCAAGCCGCAGCTCAGGCGGCTGCAAATACCGCAGCTCAAGGAATGTTTTCTGGACTGATGGGCAGCCCCATAATGCAGCAGCTCGCAACATCGGTTGGTATCCCTGGAGCATTAGCGCTCCTTGATAGTAAACCCAACTACGATACGGAAAGCGATCTTTATGACTCTCTAAATCAGGATTATGAGATCGGGGCTCGTCAGATGCGTGGGATGGGGTACAACATTCCTGCGTACGGTGCTCCAGGTTACGCCGGGGGCGGCGCCATGGGTAATCCTATGCCTCCTGATTATTATCCACAGGCTATGATTGCGACTGCGCAACCAAAGCCTGGCGCAACACCTATCCCCTACGATCCGATGACGAGCCAGCAGTATGGTGCTCCAGTGGGGCAGGGATATGCTTCTGGGGGTATGACACCCCACGGCAGTGAGGGAATGCTGCGCGGGCCAGGTGATGGTCAGTCTGATGGCATTGCAGCAGTCATTCACGGCAAACAAGGTACCGAACCAGTGCGACTGGCTGACTCAGAATATGTGGTTCCAGCGGATGTTGTTGCCGCTCTTGGTGCGGGTTCAAGTTCCGCTGGAGCTAAAGCCATGGATGCCATGCTGGCTCGAGTTCGCAAGCAAGCCTATGGGCATACTCAGCAGATGCGCCCTGTTGACCATAAAAAGGTGATGCCTGCGTGACGATCATTCAGTTACCCGCTGGTGACATCTGGCAGTTTTGGGAGCAAATACGCCCACACTTTATAACTGCAGCTAAGACAACCGATGGTAAGGTCGGAGTGGATGATTTGTTGCGAGATGCGGTCAACAACGTGTTTCAGGTGTGGGTGGTATGGGACGTGGATACGGTTGATGCGATCCTTATCACCCGCATTCTAGAGTATCCAAAAATGCGCACCTTGTCGTTGCAGTATTGCGCAGGAAGAAACATGCGCAAGTGGCTCCCAGTCATGGAAGGTGAATTGCGGAGATATGCGCAGTATAATAATTGCCATATCGTTGAAATTGTTGGACGTTTTGGGTGGCACAGGATGCTCAAAAACGCTAAAACAAAATCCGTTCACCTGGAGATTGCCGTTGAACCTGCAGCTAACCGACATAACACAGTGCTGGAGCAAAATTAGACCGCACATCGCCCGTACCTATGAACGGTTTGGGTGGTCAGAATTACCGGAAGATTTGTATAGTACTTGTCGCACCGGGTTTGCTCAGGTCTATACGAACGATGACGACTTTGTTATTGTTCAGACTAAAGTAGACGAATTATTTGGTACCCGAACACTCTACATAATATTTGCGCATTGCTCGTCGGGCGATGCCTTGGAATATCTTGAAAACGATCTGATTGAGATAGCCAAAACCACCGGCGCCATCAAACTACAATTTCTCTCGCCACGAGTCGGATTCCTCCGTGTTGAAAAATCTTATCCGGGATGGGCGACTCGTGCAATACTTTTTGAAAAGGAGATATCCTGATGGGTAACATGCTTGGTGGTTCTGTCACCGGTTCAAGCCAGACTGAACGTAAAACACTTGATCCACTATTTAAGCCTTACATCGCTGCGGCTCTGCAGCAAGCAGCAGATATTGCAAATCGCCCGTACATTCCATATGCAGGGCAGCAGGTAGCAAACCTCAACCCAGATCAATACGCCGGGATTGCTATGGCACGCCGACTGGCGGCAAGACCATTGGCAGAAGGCGGCATTGTTCGCAGATTCGCTGTCGGATCCACGACAACAGCGACAACACCTACTCCAGCGGGTGCGTTTACCAAAGCCGGTCAGGCTGCTTCTGCAGTAACTGAACGCGCCATTAACATGCAGAATTATACTCCGGGGCAGGTCAGTTCAAACTACACCGCTGGAAACTACCAAGCGACTGGTTTTGGTACTCCAGGGGGGTTCAATGCAAAAACTGTAGATCCCGGCATAGTAAACACATACAAAATGGAATCGGTAGCCCCGATATCCACTGTCGGTAAAAACGTGACTATTGATGAAATAAAACCGGCAAGTATGAGTTTTACAGATGCAAAAACCGCCTCAGGGGTTGATAAGACAGCGGTTCCAACTGCGGGCATTGTAGATTTGCTGACTACTAAAGTTGACCCGCTTACTGCTTTTAAAATGTCCAACGTACCTGAAGCACAAGCAGCTACAGGTCAAACGATAAACGCAAATGAAACGGCAGATGTCGTTGCCCAGCAAGCAAACCAACCCATGCTTGGCTCACAAGCCAACATGAGTGCGTATATGGATCCCTATATGCAAGGCGTCGTTGATATTGCAAAAAAGAAGGCAATAGCAGATGCGGCCAAACAACACATTGCTCGCATGGGTGGAGCTGCGCGCGCCGGTGCCTTTGGGGGTTACCGAGAGGGCATAGAAGAGGTAGAAGCTAATAGAACCCTGAACGAACAGTTGCAAAATATACAGGCTCAAGGATTACAACAGGCTTACCAAACAGGACAAGATCAATTTAATAAAGATGTGGCTAACCTAATGGCTACGGGGCAGTTCAATGCGCAACAGGCAAATCAAATTGCGCTTCAGAATCAGCAGACCCGTCAGCAGGCTAATCTTGCCAACCAAAACGCTGCTTTGGATGTGCAACGTCAGAATCTCAGCAACATTCAGCAGGCAAACTTAGCTAATCAGCAGGCTGGGTTAACTACGGGGCAGCAGAACCTAGCTTCCCAGCTGTCAACTCAGCAACTGAGCACGCAGTCCAAACTTCAAGCGGATCTGGCAAATCAGCAAGCCGATTTGGAAGCTAAGAGGGCCAACCAACAAACCACTCAGCAAACCAACCTGGCGAATCAGCAAGCTGCCTTGGATGTGCAGAGGCAGAATATTGGCAACCTTCAGCAATCATACCTGGCAAATCAACAAGCAGAGCTTACTAAAGAGCAGCAAAACCTTGCTGCTAAACAAGCAGCCCAGCAGTTGAAAACCCAGTCGCAGCTACAAGCAGACCTTGCTAATCAGCAGGCGTATATGGAGGCGCAAAGGGCAAATCAACAAGCAGACCTTGCTGTTGGTCAGCAAAATTTAACATCTCAAAATACCGCACAACAACTCGGTATTCAGGCCGCTTTAGATGCGCAAAGAGCCAATCAGCAAGCGAATCTGGAGGCTCAGAGAATGGCTGAACAGAGCAAGCAGTTTGAGTTTACGGGGGAGCAACAAGCGCAACTGCAAGCAGCGCAGCAGGCGATGCAAGCCGGTCAATATAATGTTGCGAACGCCCTGGAGGCAAGACAGCAGGGACTGGCTGCACTGGGCACCGGTTTGCAAGGAGCGCAGCAGATGGTGGGTTCTGAACAGGCGCTTCGTAACGCAGATGTTCAGGCACAGAATCAGCTTATGGCAGCGGGACAAGTTCAGCAACAGAACCAGCAGCAGCTTTTGGATACTATTGCGACCAACTGGGACAAGTTCCAGAACTTTGATATTAACCAACTTAACAAGTTGCTTGGTATGTTGAATGCTGCAGGTGCTCAGAACTTTGCTACCAGCCAGCAAGAAGCCAACCCTAAAGCCCCTGCATAATACCGGAGCGCACTCATGAACCAGTATAAAATAGCCGCCCAGTTGCGCAACGTACCGATTGAGTATCTGCAGCAACAGATGAACAACCCAAACAAAGACATTCCAGACTACCTTCTGGCTGCAGAAATGCAGCGCAGAAATCGTATGGATATGGAAGCAAGAAATCAGGCCGCATTGCAAGCAGGGCAGCCTCAGGGCACTGTAATGTCTAACCTGATGCAACAGCTCCAGCAACAGCAGATGGCTGCTCAGCAGCCTCTACAGCAGCCTCAGCAAGCAGACCCTATGGCTGCCCTGGCGCAACTGCAGCAAATGGTGCCGGGCATGTATGACGGTGGACAAGTTAGGGGCATGTCAGATGGTGGCCCCAGTTACTTGGACAACATGATGCGATTTATTCGTCAGTTTTCTTCGGGGATGTTGAATGACGGCTCTGCTGATGCAGCCACTATAGCTGCCCCCGTGTCAGATTCTGTCGCTGCACCTGCCTCTCCGCAGATGCACACCGCCGCAGGAGCACCAGGCTCAGTGTCCAGTGCCGTCCCCGGTTCTTCCGCAGGAAATCCTAAAGCTCCTGCAAGAAAGCCGCTTGATCCCGGCAAAGTGGCTACCATGGGCGATGCGTCTCAAAAGGCAAGCGGATACCCACTTGCATCTCCCTCAGTGGAATCCATTCCAAGTCTCGGAGAAGCTAAGGCACTTGCAAATATACTGACAGAAAGAGCTACGTCCATGATGGACAAAAGCCAGCCTCGCAGTTTTGATGACATGTATAAAGAATGGCATGCCACCACTGGGGGAGACTACGCCAAGTTTGCAACAGAAATTTCCAAGATGGAGAAAGATCTTGCAGACGAGAAGAAGTGGGATGTAGCATCGGCCGGCATCAAGGGTATTGCTGCGGGTCTTTTCCGCATGGGTAAACCCGAAGCCTTGGGTCACGGACTGTTCTATACTCCAGGGCTTGGCAATGCTATTGGTGCAGGTTTGAGTTCCGCACTGGAAGACCTGTCTAGCAGTGACGCCGCTGCGAAGAAGCGACAGCTGACTCTTATGGCTGCACGGCAGGGACTTGCCAAGGATCAGATGGATCAGATTATGGATCTCCGAAAGATGGCACTACAAAGCGATGAAAATAATCGGTTGCGCCAGGCGATGGGTTTGCAGGGTCTTGGTTCTGCTGCGGGGGCTTTGGCAGACATCGCAGGAATAGAGCAAAAAAATATTGATTCAGCCCGAGATTTCCAAGCTCGCCAAGATCTGACAGCAGCCTCACTTAGGGGACAGGATTTACGATCTGCAGGTAGGGTTGGAGCGCCGGGAAAAAATCCTTTGGCAGACGATGTTTTAAGAGTTATCGCTGACCCAAAAGCGGATTCGGCTTCCCGTATGCTTGCGTTAAAGACGGGTATATCTATGGGTATCATTGATCCCCAGTCGGCCGCCCCCTTACTGAATCAACTTCAGAATCCGCCGCAACAAGCCACATCCGCCCAAAGTCCTAAAGTTCACGCTGGTTGGTAATTAAGGAGAATCCTATGCCACGTTCAGTAACCCTGCCTGACGGCAGCATTTTTCCTAACGTACCAGACAACATCTCTGACGTTGATGCCGTAAAAGAAGCGGTTCGCCGAGGATATATTGAACCCCCAGAAGGCATGCTTGGGACTTTTGGCAAGAACCTTGTAAGTTCCGGACTATCCGGTATTGCGGGGCTGATGGCCACTGGAGAAGAAGCGTTGGGTCGCCAGCCTTCGGATGCTACGCGCAACTTAAGAAAAGCCGCAGAATCTTGGCAGGCTGGCCCAGATCTCGGTGAAGTAGCTCAACGAGCACTGCACGGCGACACTAGCGGCATAAAATACGCACTGCCTGCTATCGCAGGACAGGCTATCCCTACGTTGGCATCGTACCTTATTCCGGGCATGGGAGCCACTAAGTTGGCGCAACTGGCAAAAGCAGGCCCAGCATTGTCAAAGCTTATGCAAGCAGGTACCGCACTTGGTGTAGGTACGCAAGCTGCAGAAGGCCAAGCGATTCTTGACCGTGCAGAAAAAGGTTTGCCTACCGATCCTGCACATACCCTACCTGCATCGATTGCTCAGGGTGGGCTGGACATGCTGGCACTGAACAAAATCCTTGGATTGAAGGGTGGGGTTGCGCCTACTAGCCTTCTGCGCCGAGTAGGTGAAACAGCTATCGGTGAAGCGGCTGTTGAACCTATTCAAAGCATGTTGGGGCGGTATGCCGAACTTCCAGCGGGAACGTCTCCTGAAGACATCGCCAAGTACCTCACGACCCCAGAAGCCAAGAAAGGCTACTTGGGTGACATCCTCGCTGGAGGATTGGGCGGCGGTATGATGGGCGGCGTTTCCCATTTTGGTGGTCAACGGTCTGCTGAAATGGCGCACGTTGAGAATCTTGCTGACCGAGCTTTGGCAAGGCCAAGGTGGGAAGATACTACGTCCGATGAGCGGGAGGCTTTTGCAATTTACAACAGCCTCAACCCAAAAGCAGACGCGGAGGTGGCGACTGAGTGGGCCCGCCAGCGGAACGATTACAAAGCCAATCAGTTCACTGAAAACGCAGACAATGTTGATTTCTCCGGTACAGCAACTGGCTTGGCCGAGGATAAGAGAGACTCCATTAACAGTGCGGCTGAAGAAATGGATGCCGCAGAACAAAAGGCCCAAGAAGCACCCCAAGAGATCATCGATCCCATGGGTATGTCTGATGAGGAGCTGCTGTCAGCCTTTGATAATGTGGATACCCGCACTCAGCTCACACCATATCAGCGTAGGCGAGCATTAGACTTACACGTGCGCCGACAGGAAGCGGGTCGTCAGCAAGAGCGCAGGGGGTTTGAGAGCTACCTGCTTGATACCCTGCGGGCGGTTTCTCAGCGCATGGGCGCACCTACTGCAGAAGAACTCACCGGCGTTCAGCCCGCTGGAGAAATGCCTCTGCTGTCCCAAGAAGAAGCAGATGCTCAGCTAAAATCGTCTGGCATTTCTCAGCTACTTAATCTGTTACATCAGCGCAGACAGCAATTTGCTCCTTCAGCGAATACAGTAATAGGGGCACCCTCAGAGGAGTCGTTTACTCCGATAAACGCTATTCAAGCGCAAGCTGCAGCCATGAATCAGCGTCTTTCGCTTCCTCCTGGCACTGGGGCAATACCTATGGGCCCACCAGGGGATGCTAGCTTGGGCAGTCAGGTCGGGGTCGAACAAGCATCGGATGAGGGGTATGCAGCTCGCGTGCGAGCCCTATCAAGGATGTACAACGTACCCGAAGCTGACGTTATAAAAATGCTTCCCCCTGGAACAGGAGCTATAAACCTTCCAGATGAACTGGCTACCCTTGGTCGTCAGGAGGGGCAAACACCGGGGTCGGCAGTAACCGAAGGAGATTTAGCTGCGCGTCAAAGACTGTACCCTACGGCACCGGAAGTTGATGTTGATTCAGTCATCATTACTCCCGAGCTGGCGAACACCTTTAGCGTACCAAAAAGCACCCCGTTCATGAAACAAGTGCTAAAAGCACCCGTCTCCTTAGCGGATCCGCAAATACAGACAGCGTTTAAGAAGTTAAAACCTGAACATCAGGCCAGTGTGCGTAGTGCAATCGCAAATTTTCCCGTGGCGTCCTCAGCTCCAGCGCAGACACTAGCGCAAGCTCCGGGAGTAAGCCCAGTCGTCCAAGAAAACGCGGTACCAAGTCAACCACCGATAAATG